CCCTGAGCTAGTGGGGGCAGTGCCTCCTGGGATGCCACCCGGTCCACCACTTGGCCTTCCCCCTGGTGTGCCTCCTGGGGGGTCCCCTGCTCCCCCTGGGGGGTTACCACCTGGATTACCACCTGGATTACCGCCTGGCTTACCACCTGGCCCTCCTATGGAGGCGGGCGGGGATATGCCAATACCACCTGAGCTATTAGCACAATTGTCATAATGGAGCATTTTAATGAGTGAAGAAGCACAATCAGAAGCAGTACCAGCGGCGCCACCACCTGAAGCTGCACCTATGGAAGTCTCCTCTGATCAAGAGGCATCACCTGAATCATATAATATATTCTCTGATGAGCCTTCTACGGTAGCATTGGGCGCTGCATCTTCGCTCGCCGGGGAGCCTAAGAAAAGTAAGCAGTTCCTTGAAAATCTTAGGCGAGACAAGGAGATCAGAAGTCAGAACATTGCCTTGAAGCAGAGGCAGGCTGCTCTTGAGGAGAGAGAGAAGTCAGTCGAGTCTATGGTGGAGATGAAGGCAAAGATGAATGAAGATCCATCTGAATTCCTTCGCTCTCAAGGTATTGACCCGGTTGAGTATTATAGGAATTGGACTGAGAAAATTATCAGTGAGGACTCAGTCCCAACCGTTGAGTCTACAGTCTTAGATACACAAAAGGAATTGAGCGAATTAAAACAGAAGCTAGAAGAGAAAGAGAGCGCCGAAAAAAAGGCTAAAATAAGCGCATCTCAGACAGCTGCTTATAGCTCCTTGTGTGGCAACATAGAATCATACGCCAAGAGCTCGGATGGGTATGCTATCATCAAAGAAACTTGCACAGCTCGAGATGTTGCAAATGGTATGATCGAGCATTACAATAATACAGGCGAAGAGATCACAGTCGAAGAAGCATTTGAAAAGATTGAATCCGGACTCCGGGAGCGTGAAGAGAAGTTTTACTCAGATCCTAAGGTTATGACTAAACTTCAAAGATATAACCCTGAAGCATTCAGAACAGCGAGAGGCCCGCAAGCAACACTATCGGCCAAGTGGAAGGAACAACCAACGAGAAAAGACCCTGGCGAAATGTCCTATGAAGAAATCAGGGAACATTGGAAGGGTAAACTCTTCACGTAATTACACAAGGAGGAAGCTGTGGCTTCTTTTAATTTAACGAACTTTGATGAGGCGATGAAACATATTTATTCGCCTAAAAAAGTTGAGAATGTGGTTTATCAAAATAATCCCCTACTCTCAATGATCCCCAAGGAGACTAGTTTCCCTGGGCGAAATACAACCTATGCAATTGAATACGGTATGACCAGTGGTCGTAGCGCTAACTTTCAAACTGCCCAGAACAACCGTAGTGGTACAAGGATTCAAGACTTTGTTGTCACACGGGTAAAGGACTATGCAGTAGTTAGCGTAGACAATGAAACCCTTCTCGCCGCCGACGGCAATGAAGGTTCTTTACTGGACGTAGCTAAGGCAAAAACTGACTCAGCTCTTCATGTTCTTTCACGAACAATGGGGCGAGACATTTACCGTAGCGGTAGTGGGTCTTGCGGTGAGACTATTGGTTCTGGCGGAACATATAGCGGCACAACCCTTGAGCTGAAGCCTGGTGATGCAGTCAACTTTGAGGTTGGTATGCGCCTCAGGGCAAGTGCTGGAGATGGTGACACCCTCAGGCCTGGCCTTCTCGAGGTAATTGGCATTGACCGAGATGCTGATACTTTGACCACAAGCCAGGTGTGCACAACTATCACAGGTATCGCCGATGGGGACTTCCTGTACGTCGAGGGAGATGCTGCAAATGGTGGCGCTAGTCTTAAGATATCAGGCATTGATGCCTGGATTCCAGCTCAAGCCAACCTAACATCTGCCTCATTCTTTGGTGTAGACCGTACTCTGGACAAAACACGTCTTGGCGGCCAGCGTTCAACTTTTAATAGCAGTGTTCATGAGACACTCATTAATGCGGCTGTTAAGGTTGCTCGTGAAGGTGGTCGCCCTGATGCACTGTTTATGAATCCAACTGACTGGGCGCAATTAGCTCTTGACCTTGAAGGCAAGGCATTAATTACATCAACTGGGGCTACCCATAACCGACGTTATGACCCAGGTGACCGTAAGGCTCAGTTCGGATTTTCAAGCATTAGTGTTGCTACCCCAACGGGGATAGTTGATGTTTATGCTGACCATAACTGTCCACTTGATGTTGGCTATTTGCTTCAGATGGATACATGGAAGTTTAAGTCCCTCGGGGCTGCTCCACGTCTTCTTGACTTTGATGGGCTCAAAGGAATCCGTCAAGCCAACGAAGATGGCGTTGAATACCGTTGGGGCTATTACGGAAATCTTATTTGTACTGCGCCAGGATATAACTGCCGTATTACATTAGCGGCGTAAGGAGATAAGTTATGGCATTTGTTAATTCAAACGAAGGCAAGGATGTTGTTATTGTTGCTGGTCGTGTTGTCCAATCTGGAGATCAGTCAATTACTTCTGGTAAGGGCTTTTCGATTGCTGATAGTGGAGTTGGTACTACTACCGTTACCTTTGATCGTGCATACGACACGCTCATTGCAGTCACCGCATCGTCTCTTGCTGCTGGTGATACAATGCATGTGGGTACGATCACTCACACCGATGGCACTGCTGGTCCATCCATTATCTTCCAGGGTAATGCCGTTTCGGATGGGACTGACGGTGATACGACGTTCAGTTTCATTACTATTTGGGAAGTTGATACCTAATTAATTTCTGGATGGGGGGCTTCGGCCCCCTTCCTTTAACGGAGGCGATTCAATGAAAGGTCCATCTATTGCCCTGCTTCTTGGAGGCAAAAAGGCAAAGTCAGAAGGGGGCGAGGATGAAGTCGAGGTCGAAGGGCCTGACTCTGGAGTAGCCTTTGATGATGCTGCTGACGAATGTCTTCGTGCAATCAAAAACAGAGACAATGCCGGATTTGCAGATGCGTTAAAAGATTGTATTGAGATCTGCCTCGAGGCCCACGAAGGTGGATCTCTCGAAGGTGAAGGCAGTCTCGAAGGCGAAGGCAGGGATTACTAATGTCTAGCTTATCAGAGTTAAGGGATAGGGCTCGTAGGATCGCTGATGCAGAGGGGAATAACTTCTTCTCTGACGCGGAGATCAATGATCACATCAATACGGGCCTAGGTGAATTACATGATATTCTCGTATTGAAATTTGAGGATTATTACGTTAATTCAGCTTCCTTTTCTCTGGTAAGAGGGAAAAGCGTATATTCTCTCGCGGATAATGTATCAATCGGTAACTTCTATAAGGTCATCGGAGTGGATATCACCCAGGGAGGAGCTACTATTAGAGTCCCAAGACACTCGTTTAGTGGAAGAAATGCCTTCCGGTCTGACCAGGCTGCTCGAACTAGTAGAGGGTTCCCATTCTATGAGTACAGACTAAGCGCAAAGAATATTATCTTCATACCTGAGCCAACTTCAGAAGAGGCAATTAGGATATGGTATATCCCGTCATACGCAAAGCTAAGTGCCGACGAGTCAACTGTCGATGATAGAATTGCTCTTAACTGGGAAGAGTACGCAGTTTACTCCGCAGCTATTAAAATGAGACACAAGGAAGAGACATCAACAACTTCACTTGAGCGCGAATTGGAGAGGCTTAAAGAAAGAATAGAAGAAGCATCAGCAAACAGGGATGCGGGCGAATCGATAGGCATCGTAGATGAGGCCATTGGAGTCCAGCCCGGCTATTAGCCATACGTATAAGGAGGCCCCATGGCTTTGCCTAAATATGAGGCTTACAGTGTGTCAGATCCCCATCTGACCAAGGTCCAGTATAAGCTCCAAGAAGCCCTTGGGCCGATTTTCTCTATAGACCTCCTGGACGGCAACCTGATCACAGGTGTCGATCTTACAACCTCAGCATCAGACATTGCCCATAAGCTCGGGAGAGAATCCAAGGGCTATATCGTAGTGAAGAGAAGTGCCAATGCCGTCGTGTATGATAATGAATCAACAAATACGAGCAAGGCTAGCTTCATTAAACTAATAGCTTCCGCAAGCGTAACCATAGATGTTTGGGTGTTTTAATGGCTCTTCAGAAAAAATTAGCAAACATTCCGTTCGCCAAGGGAATTCAAACAAAGAAGACCGATATTACATTAGAGCCGGGAGAGCTCGAGGTCTTAGAGAATGCTGTCTTTGATAAGCATGGCCAGATAGAAAAACGAAAGGGCTACACTGAAACTCAGTTCGAATACCCGGCTGGGGATGGTACTCACTTCTTTGAGGGGTCGTTCCAATACAAGGGTGCTTATTACGGACTAGAGGCCAGCGGGCATACATGGAGAATTAATCCAGCGTCTCCCTCAACGAAGAGTCGCCTACAGTCAAAGTGGAGCCCTTTGTCTACAGAGGTATTTCCGTTATCACCTCATGATTTCTCTGGCTCTTCTACGTATAATTTTGTTTATTTCTCTAGTCCAGAGATAGCAATTAGCACGGATGACTCTCTTATATGCATTACGTCTCCGGTGTTGATCAGAGAGGGGTCGTCAAGCACCGGCGGCATCGGCTATTCCGTTAACCTCATTGATGCATCTAATATGTCTATACTGAAAACTACTTTCGGGTTATCAGGATCGACATTCGCTAAGACCACTTTCTACGGACGCATTAAGCCAGTCGCGATTAGTGCAACACAGTTTGCTGTGTACTACGAGTACAATAAGGACGGTGCAGACGGTGGTGCAGCAGATGAGCTAAACAGAACAATATTCGGCCCTGATAACGATGGGGCAATTGCGTCAAGCTCTGATAGCTTAGTGGCCCTTGTGTCGGATAGCTATCTGGAGCATAAGGATCAATGTTCTTTTGATGTCGTTGAGTCCTTTACGGCAAATTGCGCTTATGTTGGGTATTACCGGCACGACTCAACGTATAGCGTTCGGATCGTTAAGGATACATCAATAACAGATAATGTAGCCTCTCCGTCCCTGACGGGCACCCTAGATGTAAACACTGGCCTTGACGCTACTGCTCCTCCAGATACTCTTCTATGGCATGCCCATCTTGCTATGGGTAAGTCTTCGATTGAAGCTGATAAGATCTATATTGGATACCTCACCACAGATAGCGGCACGCATACTATCCGAGTTCATAACTTCACCGAAGGTGATGTATCGCTGTCTAGCGCGATAACAAAAACAAGCACAGATTCCGAGTCAACATTTAAGCTTCTTTATTTTGTTGATAACAAGGAGGACCCGACAGTAACGACTAGTATTGAAACTGTTGATCTCGTTTATAACTCCTGGGGGACTGCGGCTGGAGATTGGCCAGCGACCTACAGGATACCCATAAAGACACCATCTAGCTCGCTTGCATTCCATGCTGACCCTCAAGAGGTAAACAAGGGGGTTTCCGGGTCAGGAGCATTCCAGTTCACATTTGGGAAGAATAACTACAAGACGACAATCTTCCCAAACTTGGAAAACATGGCGGTCTACCCCAGGGGGACTGATACTCTTAATTACTTCGATCAAGATGGGAACTTGGTCGGCACATCGCTAACAGCAAACATAGGCTCCTTCGCTAACAACCATCCCGGAAGATCAGTTAGCACCTCTGACGGTGGCAATGCATATGGTATCATATCCACGCTTGGCCCGCCTCAGTCAATTAACGATGACAGCGGGTTTCAGTTTGTTACCGTTCCAACCATTATAAAGTATTCGTTTGATGCTGTCCCTACGTATGGGATCAGAAGGGCAGAGATCGGTAAAAACATCTATTGGACTGCTGGAAATGCTCTGTTTCGGGACTCCTTTGACCTCTATCAGGATATTGCTGGTAAGCCAAAGCCACACATATACTCCTTAACGGCGTCTGATGGGAGCATTACTGGAGGACTGGATAGCAGTAAAACATATAAGTATAAGGTCGTATTCGAGCAGGAGGATAGCCAGGGGAATCTCTATCAATCCGAGCCGTCTGATCCCAAGTCAGTAACGACTGGTGCCTCCCATGATACTGTGACGGTCGTCGTCAGCAGTGCCTCCCAGAAAATCGCAGGAGGAAAGTACAGGATCCTAGTGTATCGGACTGAGGGTGATGGGAATCTATACTATGCGGCTGGAAATATCAGAGGGCAGCACTCGACGTTTACTCAGACGCTTGTGGACCAAGCAGAGGATGATGATGTTCTCTCATCTGCTATCCTCTATACTGACTCTGGCGAGGTCGCCAATACCAGGTGCCCAGCATGCTTCTATGTGACAGCTCATCGAAATAGGCTCTTCATAATTAGCGAAGATTATCGAATATTTTTCAGTAAAGAGTACAGGAATGGGTACGGCATCAACTTCAATGACACGTTCTCTGTTCCCCTGGATGGCATCCTTGATGATAAGCCAACGGCCCTTGGAAGCTCGGGAGAGACTCTTTATATCTTTAGAGAGAATTCAGTATGGGCTTTGGATGGCGATGGGCCGTCAAGGCTAGGGACTGGGAAATACTACACGCCAAGGATAGTGAGCAATGGCATGGGTGCCCTTAGGGGGAGTCCAACTCTTTATACTGATATCGGGCTCTTCTTTCAGAATCCAAGGGGCATTCATGCCATTACAGGGGAAGGCATTAAGTACATAGGCTCTCCTGTTGAGGGCATACTTGGAACCTCTAGGGTTCTAGACATAATCCAAGATCAAGCTACCTCAACTATAAGATTTTTATTAAGCACAAGCGTCCTTGCCTATAATTATGTCTTTGATCAATGGAGCCATTTTACATTCTCTACCCTTGGCTCTGATAGATTTATTGGGATGGGAAATAACGATGGTGAGATAACACTCGTTACTGACTCCAATAAGTTCTGGAAAGAGGCAGGCTATAAGCTGGGCACAAGTTATCTCGTTATGAAATTGAGAACGGGTTGGATTTCCCTTAATGGGGTTCAGTCATTCTCCCGTGCCTACAGGTTTTCTCTTTTAGGCAAAAGCAGAGATAAGCATATCTTAACTGTGAAGATCTACTACGATTATGACGATAGTGCGCCTGTAGATACCTATACGTTTACGACAACTGTCTCTACTACAGATGCGCTTCTTCAGTTTCGAGCACACCTGTCCAAGCAAAAATGTGAAGCTATAAAATTTGAGATTTACGATGCTGATAACTCATCCGCAACTGGCGATGGGTTTGTCATCGAGAACATTGCTCTAGAGGTAGGATCGAAACGTGGTATCTTTAGAGCGTCAGAAGCCAATACGATAGGGAGTGTATGATGAATCGAGGACAAGGGGTGCAGCAGGAATTAGAGGCAAAAGCAGCAGCAGAGGCTAAGAAAGCAGAAGAGGAGGCAGCAGCGGCGGCAGCAGCGGCAGCAAAAGGCCTGAAGCAAAGCGAAGGATATGGCGGCCCCATTGCGGGGGCTGGGGCGGTGGCAGAGGCGGCAGGCTCATCTCCTAGGAATCCTTTAATTACATCGCGTGCTCCTGTTTCAACCTTTACTGCGCCAGGTTCTATTAGGGCTGGGCTAGAAGGAAGCCCTGGTCTTGTCCGCCAAAGCTCTGGTGCTCCTGGTTCTGCTGGCTTTGTAGGGGGAGATCCCTCAAATTGGCAGGAGGGGAATATCTATCCAGATCCCCCAAGTACATATGAGCAGATGATGGGGTCGCAAACGGCTTACTCCGGCACCCCAAGAACGCACCAACAGGATTACATGGACCAGTACATTGCTGACGCTAGAGGGCGGCAAGGTATAACTCTTCAATCGGCAGCCGCGGGAATAGCAGGCGGCGAAGTAAGCGATTCGATAAGGCATCAACACGAACGAGCTAGGCAGTCTGCTCTATCTGCGGAGGCGGGCGCAAGAGGTGTCCCCGCTGGGGCAGCTCATCGAGCGAAAGTGCAGCAGCTCTCTGAGGGAGATAGAGCCGCGACTGAAGCAGCCGCAAATCAGCAGATGCAGGCTATGCAAATGGTGGATGAGGCAAATAAGGCTGATGCTCAGATCAATGCACAGCTAGAGGGCCAAAGAGATAGCATGATTGGCGCTTTGATTGCCCAGGGCGTTCAAAGAGATGTTGCCATTATGCAAGTCGATGCTCAACTGGAGCAACAGCGCAGAGAGCTGGGGTATAAGTATTGGGCTGGGAGACTTGGAGCATCAACAGAGGTGGTCAAAGCGGCTATTGAGGCAACTGGCTTCTTCTCCGACGAGGTAAGCACCGTTGCATCGATGGCTCCAATCATTAACGTACTTATGGGCTTTGGTGTTCCTGGTGGGGATACCTATGGGGTCCCAACACAAACTCTTGTTGGATCTAGAGAAGGCGAGATTGGTCTTCAGACGAGATCTGGAGGGGAGGCTCCTCCTAAGGGCTATGTTAAAAACGAGACCACAGGGAGATGGGAGCTTCAAGAGGGATACAGCAAGCCGGACCCTGTGATCGTAACCCGTACAAATGCTCAGGGCGATCCCGTTGAGGTGATGAAGATATGGGATGAAGATAATGGCACATGGGAATACATATTCGAAATGGATGCCGACTCGAAGGAATGGCTGGCTGCCAAGAGACAAGCTAATGACCCTTCAATGAGAGGCCAAATAAGGAGGGCTATTGCTGCTGAGAATGAGCGGCGAGCAGCGAATGGCGAGCCGCCTATGACGGATGCAGAAATTTATGCACTGGCTGGGGAGATAACATCCAGCCAGGGCGTCAGAGGCCCATCTGATGGAAGGGTAAAGCAAAATATTGAGCCCACGGGGGTTGGAGGCTATAACCCAGCCCCATCACCATTTGGGACAGACAAGAAAGATCAGCTCCTTGGTGACCTAAGTCTTCCTGAGCCGCCAAATAAATTGAGTCTTCCCGATCAACCAAAGCCCAGCCTTGGAGAGTTTCAACTGGAAAAGCCCATATGGCCGACCACAACAAGCTCTATTGATTGGAAGGGGATAGCCAATACGGGGCTAAAATCCACTAGTGAGCTTCTTGGCGCAGGAGCTGCCGTGGCTCCTCTTTTGGGGGCTAGAGGCAGAAAGGAAAAAGATGCGGCCCTTGCTAAAGCTGGGTTCTACGGCCTTGGTAAAGCCATTGAGGGAGGTATGTCATTAACTGAGACTGATCCCTCAGATCTCAAAGATGCCGTGGCAAAGGGGACTGAGGACATAGTGTCATCTCTTGGCATGAGCTCTGATACATCTGCTGATGTCATTACCGATGCTGCTGATGCGGCAACGGATACGGCTAAAGCGGTTGTTGATGCCGGGACAGAGGCCGTCACTGATGTGGCTGAGGATACAGCAAGCTCGGCGATCCCCGGCGTAGGCACGGGGTTCAAGCTAGCATCTAAGCTTTTGACCGGGGAGGATCCAGGGACTGCCCTTGCTCAGACTGCCGGTAGTACTGCTGGAGCAGCGGCTCTCTCTTGGATTCCAGGCGTAGGGGCTCCGATTGGAAGCATCCTTGGAGGGCTCGGCGGTAAGGCTTTATCGGGTTTGTTCGGCGGCACTAACCTATCTAATTATGACCCCGATGCCCCTCTTCGTTTGGATATAGGTAAAGATCTTACTTACAAAGTGCCAGATCCAGCCCGCTTTGTTAACTCCGGATTTGAGACGAAATCAAATGTTGAGAAGCTTCATGTGCCGGATACCCTCTCCTATTCTGGCCCGCAGACTACTTTGGGTGGCTTTGGCCAGCAGCTACAGTGGGATCCTTCTGGTACCATAAGCGATGAAGAGGCAAAGGCAGGAGTTGGCCCATCTCAGGATGAGCTATCTAACTTCTTAAGAGAGCTTAATCCAGTAAAGTATGACTATAAACCCGAGTTTGGTGGGGAGACAGATCAATACGGCATCATAGCTCAAGACGCGGAGAAGACTGGTCCAGGTAAATCATTCGTTAGTAAGGATGAGAATGGTATCAGAAGGATAGACTCTGGCAAAGCTACGATGGTTGGGTTAGCGGCAGACGCAAATCAGCAAAAATTGCTCGATTCTCAGTCTATGATGATTGCGAGTCTGCTTAAACGATTAGATCGAATCGAAGGGAAGGGATAGTAAAATGCCTAATGAGCTCATAGAAGAGGATGTCATGGGGGAGGACCCCGCGGAGAAGAATCTTGCTGTGGCGCCTATACCTGATCCCCCCCCGCAGGAAGGTGTGGATGTTAAAGCATTAACGGATAGATGGGAGAAGTTCAATACCGAGAGGGAAAGAGCGAAAGAAGAAAGGTACGCGAGGAAGAGCGTCTATGATAATCTTCCAGCGGAACGGCAAGATGATCTTCTTAAATTTTTACAGCCCGTCGATCGAGGAGAGAAGTCAAGCGACAAGAGCGGAGAATTTTTACCAAAGCATCTCCGTTCCGATATATCCTCTGAAATGGCTCTAAAACAGCAGCCTAGTGCAACTTTAAAAAGGGCCTATTATAGGAATCTTGGGAAGTGGCATGTAGCGATGGGCTATTCCGCGAATGATCGTCTTGGTGCAATTGCTGCCGAGTCTGAGATATTTACTATTCCGAAAGATGTTAAAGACCAGGCCATGGCTATGGCAAAAAAAGAGATCGTAGCTAAAGAAGCAGTTACTGTGAGACACGAAGAAGAATTTGGTGGTCCGGTAG